CCACCTGCGGCACCAGCGGCGGTTGCGAATACTGGTGGAACTGCTGCGTGAGCCTTGTTCTGCACCTGTACATGGAAACCGTCCATGATACCCAAGAATGGATCCGTAGTCTTACCTAGGTCACCATTAATGGCTAGATCCTCAATGTCATTAGCAAATGCTGCTGTCATCAAACGTACTAGGTGATCTTCTAGTGCTGCACCTTCGATATTATCTTCAAGTGCCTCAGTTGAAACCTCCCAGTCAAGACGCAACTTCTTGGTAGAAAGGTCTACCTTAGTGAATGTTGCCCCTGCGTTCTCGTATGAACCATCAGCCTGTGCTGCGGCACGGAGAACTCGTTGACCAACGTTGATCTTTTCTAGTTCAACGGTGTTTGCACGCATTGTGATGCGTCGACCGTCCTTTGCAAGAACGGTTCCATCCCAAACGTAATCAATGAACTGACGAGCCTGATCTGGGTTAAGGACACCACCACCAATCTGACCAGATGGATTAATATCTAGTGGACTGGCTTCCCCCATTGCCTGAGGATTGAGTGCTTGCCCCATGTTTCCATAGTTAAGTGCCTCGCCATCGTTCTGCTGTCCAACACCACCAACACCAATGTATCCTGATGCGTGATGTGTGTTTGGGTTACCAACGTTTTCAGTAGTGCCTGGGTTACCAGTTGCGTTCTGAACTGGGTTAACACCTGGGTTGACTCCCTGACGATCTGCGGCACCTTGTACCTGATCACCAGCGGCCTTCTTTAGGCTAACGTCTGAAAACTCTTCTGTAGTAATTTCGTCTGACATAATTCTATTCACCTCCTGATTTTTTTTCTGTAATTTAGAATAGGTCGGACTTCTTGAGGAAACGACCGTCCCATAGTGATTTCTCAACCATTGCTGGCTGAGACTGCATGATTTCTCCAAAATCAGCAGACTTTCGGAAAGCAGTATCTTTTTCTACTGCGTCAACACGCTTTCCAAACTCTTGATCTTGTGCCCTGAGGGTGACAAACTCGCTATTAAGTGTAGCGACTGCCTTGGAGACCTCAGATACCTGTGAATAAACCTTTGTAACTGCATCAGCAAGAGCCTTGATTTCAAGAATCTGTGTTGAGATATCGGCTACTGCTGTAGTCAATGCCTCGATTTTCATCTCTACTGTATCAATCTCTTCGGCCTGCTCTTCGGTTGCCTCTTCTGTTGTTTCCTCTACAACTTCCTTGACTTCCTCTACGGCCTCTTCAACTTCTGCCTTCACTTCTCCAACGGCTTCTTCTACTGCCTCGGGGGTTTCAGGAGTGGCTTCTGTATTTTCGGACATATTCTCTACCTCCTTATTTTTCCTTACTGTGGTTAGAATGCCCTTAACCATCTGTGCCTTGTCGGGGTCGTTCGACTCAACAAAGCCGATGTTTTCCATTGCTTCGCTACAGCGAGGACAGGCTGACTTCACGGTAGATGACAGTTGAACCACATCATCGTGACCGCAATAGTACACATTTTCGATTAGTGCCTTAGCAAGCATACCCGTTACATCGCCGTTCTTCTGAATAGATAGAACGTTAGCAAACTGATTTGCTGGAACATCCACAAGAGACAACTCACTTAGAGTAAACTCTTTGATAACACGGACGCTCTTTTCAAGGTCACCATCATACATAGTGTCCTCTTCATCAATACTACCTGCAATAGAAAATCCTGTGAGAGTGCCGTCAAGAATCTTTTCCCAAGTGTCTTGAGCACCCTTTGAAATATAAGCAGATACATAAACTCCTGCGTACATTTTATTTGCATCTGAGTCAAAATAGGTATCTTCCTTGAAGTCTACCATTTTGCCTACCGCTTTCTTTGCGTCATGCTGTTCACGGATATTGCCTGCAAAGTTGTGAAAAGCATTTACTGATGCTTCCTTTGTTACAATATCGCCTTGTCGATCTAGATTATCAAGAGATGCAAAACCGCTTACAGTTCGCCTTTCTTCATCTACCTTGGCGATGGGCATAGAAACCCGTACAGCATTATTGTCTAATGAGAAATTTGCCTTTTCCATAGTGTACCCTATTATATCACATTTTTGTAACGTTTTAATTTTTTTGTTAAAATTTTAACATCACTCAGTTTTAGTACCCTCACCCTTGGGATTTCTGCCATCTACTGTGGCTACTCCGTCGCTTTGGGAGTTTGTCCTTTCACGCTGACGGGCAGAATTTCCTTCTGCATTTTGACGCTGACTTGCTTGTTGTTGTGATGACATTTCAACCATTTTATCGCTACCCTTGCGTGCTGGCAAGCCAAGAATCTCACGAACCTCATTGGGAGTCATTGCTTGGTTTCGTAGGTAACGCTCGTGGATCTGAGACATAGCAATTTCATCAGTCAATGTTGCCTCTTTGAACATCAACTCAACAACATCTGTCTTTTCCTTAGTTATTTGAGAGATTGCTTTTTGCAGATGCCGTTGGGCTGGGCGGGTGACTTGCTCCTTGAATGTGCGGTCTTGAGAAAGAGCAGCAGCAATAGCAGATGCATCCACACCACCTAGTTTAGACAAAGGAACCTGATGAGCCATTAGGATATCGTCACGGTTTTGCTTACGATAGTCCTTGAATGATCCATCCTGTACTGTGTTTTCTACGGGATGCATTTCAAAATCAACCTTGTTGCCATCGGCATCAGAGGGTAGAGGCACATACAAGGTACGGTGATTCTGTCCCTTTAGCCCTGTTTGTAGGAAGCGGAACAGACGCTCTTCACTCTCTGGGGATAGTTGAGCACCCTTGACTGTTACGATGTAACGAGGCACAGCCTTGTTTTCAAAATAGTCAATGTTGTATTGTGCGGCAAACTGCTCTCCCTTAATTGCCTGCAAAGCAGAAATAACATCAGGGATGCCGTAGTAAGTATTGAGGGGTGAGTATTCCTTGAAGTGAATAATCTCATTGGGTCGTGGATCATCGGTAACAGGGTTTGGATTCGTTGCCCCGAACTTTCGGAAGTAAACAACCTTCTCTGCTACGATCTGGATATATCCATCGTGCAAACGACGAGCACGCATTGTGGGTGCTGGAACGTGTCCAAGGTATCCAATCTCGCCTGTTGTGGTTCGACCGATCTCCAAGTATCCATTACCTGTAGCAAGCATATCGGTGAGGACACGCTCCATTGTTCCTGTGAATGTAGAATCATTATTTAGGCTTTCTAACCAATCTTCCATGGTTGCCTTCAAACGATCAATCTTCCTGTGGATAAAGTCTAGTTTTTCTCCTGTCTCATCTTCTACCTTTTGCATAGTAGCAGAAGTCATCTTCCAGTCATAACCAAGACCAACGATGTTCTCTACCTTAGCGTCAATAGCAGCATGGTTAGCAAAGTTAGAGTCATAGAAGTTTGCTAGTTCTACAAGATCATAGGGTGGTTGAATAACATCAAAAGTTGCATAACCCTTTCCCTGCCGTGAGTTTAGTGACTTTCGACCAGCGTCATCTCTACCTGTTGCTCGTGATTTGGAGTCTTCCAGGTATCCTTTTACTACTCGTGAAGTACGACGCTTGAAGTTTGTATCTAGGCCACGCATATCTTTAATCTCATCCCAAGACTTTTGGAATGGATCGTAAAACTGTGGTCCCTCTTCTTCAAAGTCAAATGTCTTTGCTACGATATTAGCCATCTTGTATTCCTGCCGCCTTCTTTGCGTCTGTAACTGCGTTGAAGTCATTCATGGTTGGTAGTAGCCCTGACTTCATTCTTTCACGCTGTTCTGTGTACTCTTCATCTGTGGCTCGTTGGATACCAGGAATAAAGTATGGCCTGCCCTCTGGCTCACCGTAATGGGCAGCGGCATTGGTAATCTGAGCCATCTTGTCCATATCGTATTGTCGGGATGGAATGTTAAGTAGGTTATGATCTTCATCCATAAACAAACTTCCATCTGCCTTCTTCCAAGCGTAAATACCCCAACCTGGATTCTCGTCTACTACAGTTACTCGTGGTTTCTTTAGTGCTTTCCTTTTATTTGACATAACCATATTATACCACAAGTTATAGTTTGCGTGACGGAACAAGACCAGATTATGAAGGTCTTCTATCAAATGTTTTCCACTCAACGCCAGTAGCCATGGTTGTGTTCATTTCCCCTACCTTGAGTGGTGGATCTTCTGAGCCTACGCTGGTGGTATTTCCACCTGTAAATATCTTATAAATCTGTGTTGGATCAACGGGGTACTGTAGGTATGCTCGTGAAGAAACGAGATCTGCAAAGGTTTCAACAGATGGGTCATTAACCCAGTCTCCCCAAGTCTGAATCCTTACACCTTCCCAAAGCCTAACGATAGCGGTGCTCTCTACCTGTGTTTCTGATAGTGCTGACACAGAGATGTTTTGATAGACTGCCCCCTCATTTAAAATAATCTTATATAAGGTAGAGACAGAGAAGTCAAGTGGTTCACCAAACTCCACGCCCACCATTGTCCACTTATCTACATCGAATGTAAACTCTGTAACCTCTTCACCATTCTGATATAGGGCAACATACTCAATGGGAAGATCATTTCTACGCAACACCCAACCAGTACCGTTGTGCTTTATATCCATTACTCCGTTACGAGATACAATAGAGAACAGGGTGTTTTCGGTATCCATAAGGATATTGGGCTTAATAAACATATTAAGGTTACCAACCAAATATGGGAAATTACCGTTAGGGTTGATTGGCGTATTAACGGGGCCGTCTAGTGGCTCTATGCCGCTGTCTTTTGTTAGATATAGATATGGTGTATTCTCTTTGTATATAGCAAAGTTGTCTGTTGATGATAGTTTGTTCCCGAACCTAGTTCCAACCTCTGCCTCATCCTTGTACGCCTGCGAGGACATAGAAAGTTGTTTTACAGAGAATGGAGAAGATATTACGGCTTCTGCATAAACATCAAAATGTACAACTATTTTCCAAGAATCGTAATTTTGTGGAGGCACAACTACTGTACCATTTATCCATTCAAATTTTGTAATAGCAAGATCTGGGGCTGTCATTCCACTTACATCAATTATTCTGTTTTTAGGTAGGCTTTGTGTTGATGTAAACTCTCTTAGCAACTTATTATTCTTTGCCTCTAATGGTTGGAAAGTTATGTAGCACTTCATTTCACTACCACCCACATCATAGCCATTATCTCTAATCTTGTACAATCCGTCGTACCCGATGTTTAGTTGCAACAAGTCAAGTTTTGATTCGTAGGTTCCATCATCTTTTTGGAAGTTCCTACCAAAGTAAGATAGAGGAATTGCATCCTCCCAGAATCCTCCTGCCTCAATGTCAAGATAGAAGTTTCCATATCTTATGAAGGGTCTAATGACATAGGTACCCTTTGACGTAGCCATGTTGTGATAAGGATTAGCAATGCCGCTTGGGAAATATTGCACCAGTTCTTCACGAGCAACCATTGCTGTATCACTAAGACCAACACGATAAATTAAACCAGAGAATGTGCTTTCTCCATCACCACCAACAAACACCTCAACATCAGCAAGGCTTGTAAGGAAGTTCTTAAACTCAACACTCTCTTTTACAATCGCATTCAAATCAAGACCCACAGTAAAGGGAACATCATCCTGCACAGGGAAAGAATACTTTACATCACCGTTATATATATAGTGAACGTTGTTTCCCTGTATCACAATGTCGATAACATCATCGGTATACCGTTTCACAAATCTGAAAAGTGGTTGAGGGTCGGTGCTAGTTTCGTACCAATGCTTAGAAAAGACTCCATAGATAATCTGCGGGGGAGACTCTAGTTTCTCAATGCTATCAAAGTAGAAGTATGAGTTTTGCGTCCAGTCAAATTCAGGCTTGAAGGAGAATCCAGGGCTTACTGTTTCTGTTGAGTTGTTGAATAGGTTTTCTTTGTATAAGTTTTCTAACTTTCTACCCTGGATAAAAATTTCTGGAAGTTTGTAGTTTGGTGTCTTTACATATCCACGGCTTGTAACCAATCCGCTAATGTATCCTGTGTCCCAATTGAAAACATCTGGGTAGATAGCGGAAGTTGCGTAATTTGCAAACGACCAGTCAATGTATGTGGTAGAGTTTTCGAAGAATGTGGAGAATGATGCTGCGTCGGATAGACCTTGACCCCATACAAACCTACGTTTACATACTTCATCAGGAACAATGTAGGGGAAGATAGAGAAGCAATCAACCTCAAACAAATCAATCTCTGGGTATCCCATGAATCCAAGCAGACCTTCACCAGTCACCTCATCGTTAATAGGATCAAAGTTAAACTCTTCTGGATTAAGATCAAGAGAGATAACCTCTTGTCCGTTTATAAGAAGCCTTGCCTGGTTTGATGTGTATGTTACATTCAAGAGCATTGGCCTAAACCAATTTTCGATAGCAAAAGACTTGTACTTGTTTCCTACTGCTAAAGTTATGTAATTGTCTTTGACCCAGATGCCGTCCAATGTAGTTAGTGTGCCCCAGATCTTACGAGGAACATCTACCCTTGGATTAATGCGGGTCCAAAACTCATATGTGTATTTGTTGTATTTGCCACCGTTGGTGAACATGCCGTAACCGTTATGCTCAATTCCTGCCTCACCAAACTCAATTACGAAACGCTCTTCCTCTAGCAATTCCTGAAATGTAATGTTCTCGTTGTACCAGAACTTCCAATCTACTACAAATCCTGTATTTGAGTATGTCTTTACTTGTGACCATAACCGATCTTCTGTTTCAATAATGATACCCGTGCTGTCTGATGTTACCCCAACTGATTGACTAGAACCATAAACAAGAGGCAAACCTGTTGTATAGCCGTCGGCAACAATTGCTGGGAAGTCGTCAGAGAAATACTGCAAAGAGGCGTTAGAGGTGATATCATCTAAAGTCCATGTAGCAATTGGGTGCTCTCCAAAAAGTCTTGCTGCATATAGATTAATGTCTCTAGCCATAATAGTTCATTATACCACAGATGCCCCCTCTTGGGGGGCAATCTGCAGCAGACCTATCCTAACCACAGTTGAAGGTTCTGTCTCCTAAATTTATTATACCACAACTGTATCGGCAATATCAGATGTGATAATCTGTGGCATCTCGCAAACATCGGTAGTGCAGTAGCGATCTCCCTCTGCGTCGAATGACTCCTCTCCCTCATAAATGGGAGTAAAGTCAATCTTCATAATCTTACCAACATACTTATTGTATTCCTCTTCTGTTATTTGTGTATACGGTTGTTGGGGGTAGGTACTATTCGACATAGGCAAGAACGAAACTGCCTTAAGTTGTCCCTCATACATGTGGAGCGAGGGTGCGATATGCTTCTTTTCTGTTTCTGCATCAAACGATAACGTGACAGATACTCCATTATCACTCCAATACTTCTGTGTAGTCGCAGCAAGACCAATCTTCTCAAACAGAGAAACATCCTTCTCGCTACGCTCGTGGTCTGACTTTACTGGGAAGTAAACCACCTTTGTATTTGCTGATACTATATCTTTTTCTACCTTGTACCCTGCTGCCTTGAATAGTGGAAGCATTGGGTCTTGGTCGCTAAAACGAATGGCCCGTAGGAAGTGCTTGCCTCCTGGCCCCCAATGGACTCCTGGTGTTTCACCTGATAGGATAGACACAGAGCCAGAGGGCTTTACGGTTGTAGCACGCACAGACTCACGGATACAAAGCCACTCAGAGTATTGTGTATCACATTCACGCACACGATTGTATCCCTCATCTTGCCATTCCCGTAGTGTGGGAAGACCCTTGCTATCGGCAAAGGAAGCAAGACCTGTGAGTGATGTACCGATACGACGGTTACGCTGCATGATAGCGTTTGTCTGCTGCCAATGAGTAGGTAGCAAGGTTACAGTCTTGCCGTAAAGGTAAGCAAACTTGAGAGTGCGTAGGAAGTCTTCCTTGCTCTCGTGCTGGTTCATGTGAACCTCAACTAGTGTACACAGTTCGTATGACTCTAGTGGTTGTTCCGCACATGGGTTGAATCCCATAACCCGTGCATCTTTGCCATCTGGTGCATCTCCTGTACGTCCGTAGTTGCGAGATACGTCAAGCCAAATGAAACCTGGCTCACCATTGTCCGTAATAAGGTCAACATAGTCCTCATATTTTGTACCCACCTCCGCTGCAATAGAGTTGTTGCTCATCCAAGCCCAACCTGGATTCTCTGGGTCGAATGAGTTACGTTCTGGGAACTCTTCTGCATTTTTAAGATTAGCAAATAAAGAATCGTTAGTTTTACCTAATGCTAGGGTCGCAGAGCGTCTAACATTTCCAGCCACTACGCAAGTACCAATAAGGTTAACAATATCTACCACGGCCCTGCTGTCTAGTTTTTCGCCTACTCTGCTACCCACTACCCTGCGGATTGTCTCGTGCATGGTGATAAGTGGCTGTGGGCCTGATGCTGTTCCTCCAAAGCCCTTGATGGGAGATCCGTAGGGACGAATCAATTCGTAGTTAAACTCTTGTCGTGGCTTTTTTGGTGTAAGGAAAGAATTGATAAGCAAGCGAACACTCTCTACCCATCCTTCACGGCTATCAGGAATTGTGTAGATATTTACCTCTTCTGTTGTGGGGTAGATATCCATTTCCTTCTCTGCCCCCAAAGTATCAAAACCAACACCAACGCCAAGCATCAAGGCATCCATTGTCCAAGCAAACAAAGCACCTGGATCGTACTTGTCGATATCTCGTGTGCTTACGAAAGCACAGTTTTGGAGAGCAGCACTATTGCGATTCTCCATAACCATATCTGCCCCCATCATCCATAGACCACGACCAGGAGGTGTCCACTTCAAGTTGAACATACGATCAAAGGCTTCCTGTGCGGAAGCATGTGCCTTGCGGTCATTCCAAGGTAGTCGGTTAGCCTTGCAATGATCCTTCTGAATGGTGTACATGCCATTGATAACACGTTGGCATACTTCCCACCACTTCTCTTTTGTACCGTCCTCTTTCTTACGAGAGTAAGTGCGGATAAAGGTGATCTCTCCTAGTGCGTTTGTGCCTGCGTCACGAAAGCCAAATGGAACCTCACGATCCTTATACTGATTAATAAAGTCGTCGGTTAAGCGGAAACTAAACATAAATGTATTACTCCTTATAAATTGTATTGTTGGTTTTACTTACTTTGGTGTTAAAGATTTTACTTTGTGCCCGACGATTGTGTCGGTTGGTTCGCCATCACGATAGACACGAATAGCAGCGGCAGGGGAATCAGGTGTTCCTGTAATAGTCAAAGAAGAGTTAGGAACGCTGTAAGACCCGTTGTTGATAACACGAAGAACCTTACCCGATGCCCTACCACCTGATGAGTTCCAAGACACCATCTGTCCTACTTTGACTGACTCTGCCTTTTGGAATGAGAATGCGCTACCTGACCACAATGCCTTCTGTGATCCCTTGATAGCATTACGCTTTGACTGTGCCCATGCTGCACCACTATCGCCACCCCAAAGGAGCCAAGCAATAAGACCGTTGGATGGGTATCCTTCTGATCCTGCTGTCCAGCCCTTCCCCTTCTTATCTACCCGATGACGGGAGAAGAATGAATGCATACGCATTACAGTTGAGTTTGATAGAGATGCTTTGTTAGAAATATCACGGGCACGAGCCACGCCTACGGCAGTTCCTCCACGACCATATTCCTTACGGAGTGCAAGACCACGACGAGCGTTTCCTGCCATTGAGTCTGTGGGGGTGTGTCCTTCTGCCATGTGGAATATTATATCATACGTTTGAGGGTAAGTCAATGGTTGAGCGATTACCCTATAACAATTTAATAAACTTAGTTATGCTGAAATAGCACCTGTGGTTTCCCACTTGTCTTTGCCGATACCTGGCGCAAGCCTACGGAATGCTGTGTAGTCTTCTTTGGAATAAACAACATTTACATTTTCAATTAGCGGAGATGTAAGATCATTTACAGAATCTACCTGCATAAAAGTATTGTTGGCAAGAATGTTTATCTCGCTTGGCTTTAGTTTATCCTGTACCTCTGCAATCCAAAATCTCTCAGCCATTATAACCACGCAATAGGACCATCATAGTTTCTGTCTGCTGGACCTAACTCCCCATCAAAAGAATCTGTGGAATATACAGTAGTTGTGCTTGATGTGTTCCTAACCCTTGGAAAATCTTTTGTGAAATATTCCTTACCCCAAACAAATCCACCATTTTCATCAGGAACATAGGGCCACCAGCGACCATAATCTTCATCATACATTCCAACATCCTCAGGCATTGGATCTGCGTAAGGATTGCTTTCCTTAAATCTTGCGGGGGAGAGAGGATTGTCATCATACATATCATTAATAGCACAAAGTTCACCAGTAAACAAAAGATAAAGTTTGCTTACATCCATATCAGGTAGAAGATTTGAGGAAAGCAATCCTTACG